AAAAAATATATAATCGCATGTATGATGTTTTTATTTGCAAATACATCATATGCTGGTAACACTACAGTAGTTAACGCTGGTAGTGACTCTGGTGCTTTTCACCAAATGTTAACAATGATTTCTGAAAAATTAGATAACTCTAATTATATTCAGGCAAACAATCCAGTTGTAGCAGGTACACACTTTGACAAAGGTAATGTACTTACTGTATGGTCAACAGAATGGCCAGGAGATTCATCTCTACCAAAAGTTACTATGGATGAAAATACCATTATTGGTGTTACAGCATACGAAACAATACTTTGTAGTCGTACATATAATTCACTATCAGATATGAATGGTGAAATGCTTAAAATTGCAACATGGGGTAAATCACCTGCTGTTGAAAAATTTTTAAGTGACTTAGCTAAATCAAATAACTTTGATTTTGAAATTGTACCCTATGACGGTAGTGGTGCTGCTACTAGAGGTTATCTAGGTAAAGACGCTGATACAATCTTTACAATTCAAACTAAACAGGCTAAAGTAGAAGCTGACGGAAATTGTTTTGCGTTTAGCTCTAAAGGTGATTTAGACTTTGCATTTGTTGATGTTATCGTAACAGTAAATGCTGAAAACGGAACTGTTGAGGAGTTAAGAAATGTCTTAACAGATTTATCAACCTCTGAAGCATGGCAAACTGCCTTTGCTGGTTCAGCAATTTATGTGTTGAATGGGACTGTAAACAGCGGGACGATAAGTTGTTGGATTTATTCGCTAAGCAATTAGACGAAGTAAAAAACCAACTTATCGCCGCTAATGACTCAGACCGCATCTTTAGATTGCAGGGTCAGGCCAGTGTCCTTAAAGATTTCCTCGACGCGGTTGAAAAATCGCAAGAGGTTTTAGAGCGGCGAAAGCCGTAAATTGTCCGGCAAACCATTATGCGAAGTGCAGACCGTGTTGGAGCATGTAGCAGAGTTGGAGCTTTAGGAGAAAAGTGATGCCTTTACCCAAGCAAGTACAGAAGCAAGCGGCAGAAATAGAACAACTGGAACAGCAGCTTTATGCTGAAACTTCTTCGTCTGATAAACCAACAGCGGAAGTAGTTTCACCAGAAGCAGAGCAATCGGCGGATTCTACTGTAGCTACTGAAGAACTTACTGATACGTCTTTACAGGCGGCTGAACCCTCACAGGGAGAAGCTGTCGAGGACGCGGGCAAGGTAGCAGATGCGCCAGACGAGGATGGAAAGGTTTGGAAGCAGAAGTACAAGACCCTTCAGGGTATGTACGATGCGGAAGTGCCTCGCCTCCACCAGCAGGTGAAAACTCTTACCGGAGAGCTAGAATCGCTCAAGGAAACTGTAGAAACTGCTAACAAACAGGTGGAGCAGGCTAAAGAAGAAGCCGAGTACGAACGCCTCAGAAATCTGGTGACGGATAAGGATCGCGAGGAATTTGGTGACGACTTGATCGAAGTTCAGCGCAAAGTGGCGAGAGAAGAAACCGCCGAACTGTATAAGCAACTAGAAGCCGTTAGGGAAGAAAACGAGCAACTGCGTGCCTCAATGGAGCAAACGGGTCATAGGGTTTCCCAGACTTCGTTTGAGCAGAAGCTCAACACCTTAGTACCTGATTTTGCTCAAGTAAACACTGATCCTAACTGGATCAAGTGGTTGGACGAGCAAGACCAGTTTCTACGTACTCCCAGACGGGTTGTAGCTGAAAAGGCTTACGCAGAAGGCGATGCAGACGCTGTTGCCCACTTTGTTACCTTGTTTAAGCAATCGCAACAAGGTGCCGAACCAGCCGAAAAAGCTGTGGCCGAAGAAATTGCTACCCAAATCCAGCCCTCTAAGAGTGCTTCGTCTTCTTCAACGAAGTCGTCTAATGGAGCTACGTATACGAACGACCAAGTTCGCAATATGTTCATTAAGATTACAAAGTTGAATCAGGCGGGCAAGCTAGAAGAGGCACGTAAACTTGAAGCTGAAATCGACCTAGCTTACACCCAAGGGCGTGTAGCTGGGTAACAACTTTGTTCTAGGAGACCGACAATGGCCGCTGTATTTCCGGTGAATTCACCGTTTAATACGACTCCTGATTACTCAGGGTCGTTCATCCCCACACTTTGGTCTGGGAAACTTTTGGCTAAGTTCTACCAAAACACCATGTTGTCCGAGATTATGAATACGGACTACGAGGGTGAGTTGAAGAACAAGGGCGATACCATTCGTATCCGTACCGCTCCGTCCATCACCATCAACGACTATTCTGGTGCTGGCTCTACGCTGACGACTGAAACCCCCACGCCTATCTTCCAAGATATGCAGATTGATAAGGCTAAGTACTTCAGCGTACAAACCAACGACGTACTTGCTCAGCAAGCCGATATGGACTTGATGAACATGTTTACGGAAGACGCCGCTAAGCAGTTGAAGATTTCTATCGAAGACGAAGTATTCTTTAACTCTTTTATTACCGAAGGCCCAGACGCAGACAACGAAGGAACTACCGCTGGTGAAATCTCAGCCGCGTACAACCTTGGTTCTAAGACTGCGCCTATCGACGAAGGCACTGCTTCTAACGTCCTCGACTGCATCTTGCGTATGTCTTCTGTTCTCGACGAGCAGAACGTACCCGAAGACGGTCGTTGGCTGATTATCAGCCCCCGTGAGCGTAACCTGCTGATGCAATCTAATCTTGCGCAGGCGTACTTCACTGGCGATCAGTCTAGTGTTATCCGCACTGGCAAGATCGGCATGTTGGATCGTTTCACTGTATACGTATCTAACTTGTTGCCCAAGGGCACCACCGACAAGGCTATGGTAGCCG